TCAGGGAACGGCATCGCAAACAAGTCATCATTCATTCTGCTTCTCCCAAAGTTGTTTGGTAATACCCCACATACCCATTCTGTTCATACAGTTTGGTTGCTTCTTCATCGCACTGCGCCTCTTCAGGGTGCTTGTAGCCGACCACCTTTAGGTATTCCTCATCAAGACCACCGAGATAGCTCAAGTCGTCCATGAGATTTGTAATGGCTTCATTCTTGTCTTCGCCCACCACCCACACATCAACAGTTATTTTGTACACATTCATCTCACTTCTCCCAAAGTTGTTTATACAAACTGGCAGACACCATGTCTGCCAGTTACTTACGCCGAGCCAGTAGCTCGGGCACTTTCATGTTCGCTTTGTCCTCCTTCCTTATGCTTATCCACCTGTCACGCAAAGACTCGACCCCGAACTCGGACACCAAGTCCCACCAGTTTTCTTTAATGCTTTTGTACTTGTGTGGGTCTGCCTCGAAGTCGAGCAGTATGCGTCCCTTCTCTCTTCTAAGTACCGACTCGTACTTCTCCAACAGCCCTTCGTACTCGCCATGCCCCGCTTGGGCGGCGTAGCGTATCTGTGCCTTCACCTTGTGGATTTCGTATGTCATGGGTGCAAGGGTTTCTTTGAGTTGTTTACGCCACTTATCTACCCACGCTTCGTAGCGTGCTCGGCTTTGTAGCAACACCGCCATCCTTTGGCGTTCAGCCAGTATCTGCTTCGCCCTCGCTTCGCTGATGTCGCCACTCACCACCATGTTGTGCAGTTGCTTGGGCGTTTGCTTGCTCGGGGGCTTGCGCTTGGGTTGGCAGTCTTTGCAGTTCTTTGAGGTGATGGTCATGAGCACTTCACCTTTCATGCCACGAGCTTGCATTTGTGCACGAGATAAGCGGCGTTTGAATTGGGCAACGGGCTTTTCTGTGCCGCACTTGTTACATTTTTTGTAGTCCTTTTGCATGAGAAAGACCTTTCATTTCACTAGACAATACCCACTTGTTGGTCGAGCATACCCACCATTTTGCTGAGTCGGACAAACTAGTGGGTATCGGGAATGCTCGATGTTTACTGGCAATTCTACTACTTCATCCCTCGATACCTATCTGATTTCCAGAAAGCTTCAACCTTTTTTCTTTTTTTTCTTTTTAAGTGTCCACTTGTATGTATATATATATATATATTTATCTTTTTATCTCTTATATATAGATAGGTATTGTGGGCTGGACATTGGTTGAAACCCCGCCAGTATTGAAGATGCCGATACCCACTAGAGTGGCAAGTTGCGCAAAATGGTGGGTATGATACCCACTACTGTATATAAACACAGTAGAAGGATTAGTTACTGTATATTGATGCAGCTTTTTGTTATTTTTTGAACTGGCAGACACCATGTCTGCCAGTTTGCCTGTTGTCAGAGGAGTTTGAGCTGTCTGCATTGAGCCTTTACCTCGTTCCATCCCTCTTTCCATTTTGCCTGCCGCAAAGCTTCGGCACGCCTTGGGTCTTTGAGCCTGAGTTGCTCGTCTGCTCTGAGTTGCGCCTTGAGGGCGCTGAGTTTGGCTTTGATTTCGGGTTTCATTGGTGAGTCCTTTCAGACGAACAGATACCAGATGGGCGAGAAGCTACGCTTGCAGGCGACAGCTATGCGGTATTCGTAGTTGAGGATTTGGCGGATTTCTTTCAGTTGTGCTTTGGTCATGATGCTTTCCTAAAGATGTTTGACAGAAAATAGAATAGCGGCGGGACGAGGCATCCACGCCGCTTTGAAAAAACTCGCAGACAAGTTGTCTGCCAGTCGTTACACAGAAGCCAAGAAGCGGCGCTTCTCAGCCGCAGTCAACTTACTGAAACTTGTTACCAAACGAGCAACCTTGTCACTCTTGCTGTTGGTCTTGGGTTTCTTGCGCTTGGGTGTGTCCTTGTTCACATCCACAAAGATGTTGTCAAGAATCCTGTCGGTGCGTCTCTGCTCGGCAGTACCTCGCCCGAATGTCCAGCCACGCTGACCCTCGTAAGGCTTGCGTGTGACCTTGGGCAGTTGCGTCACATAGAACACGACATAAGGCACTGCATCCTTGCGTGTGCCTACACCATTGCTGAGCAAGGTGTCTAGCAAAGTCGCAGACTCAATGTCTGCGAGTTTCAGAGTAGGCACGATTGCACGATAGGTGCGTGTGTTGATTGCTGTTGCAAGTTTCATAGATAGCTCTCCAAAAGAAAAACCCCGCAACTGGCGGGGCGACAGACCGACTGAGTTCCCCCAATCGATAAATCTATTATAGCACAAACAGGTTGTGCTATACCCTTGACATGGTATATGTGAGTACCTTAGACCCCACCATACCCCCACTACCCCTTATGTCAGCAAGGCGTGCGTTGTCCCGTGAACACTATTCCCCACCCGCTCCCAGAACTTCTGTAATACTTAATAGCGCGCTAACACCCCACCCCCAAATTTTATAGAAATTCTAAATAACCTTTGTCAAACATTGGACAACTCAGCACATAAAAAAACCCCCGCCATTGCTGGAGGGGGCTGAAAAGACCTTGAAGGTCTAGGAGAAGCAATGGTTGCCCACTACTTGAAAAGTAGTGTACACTGCGACCCAACGCGCAACAACCCTGTGAAAAACCACAGCTATAAAAATGTTGGAGCATTTGGTGCAATTTTCACCAGACGACGCCGGTCTGGAAGACTTCATGTCAATTGATGCTGTAGATACGGCGGGACTTCTGTCGGCGCAAATAGCCACGGCGCAGTGGCTAGAAGAATTGGGCGCTACGCCAGATGAGAAGATAAACACAGAAAACCAAGCGCATTTGGCGCGGGATGCTTTTAAGATGGTGGTATCCGACAATGATACCGAAGACCAAAAAACCAAACTCTTACAACTTAAAACCCCCGCCGCTGTGCGCCATATCACTGGCATGCTCACGGCCTATGACTGGGAATTTGTACAGATGGCCAAAGAACTCCGTGGATACACGGTGGCCAAACTGCTCGAGGAGTGCGAGAACCCCAACGCCAATGTTCGTTTGAAAGCGCTTGGCCTGCTGGGTAAAGTCACCGAAGTAGGGCTGTTCACCGACAAGATCGAGGTCAAGAAGCTTGACTTGACCGAAGACGAGATCGACAAGAAGCTCAAGGAAAAGCTGGCCAAGTTCATGAACGTGTCCGACGCCGAGTACACAGACATCGAAGAGATTGACAAACCAGAAGCGCCAGCCGAAGAAACCCCGGAACCCAAAGATGCGTGAGCGCCTACTCACACCGCAAGAGGCTACAGCGCTATATGCCAAGCTGCCGATGATGAGTCCCAGAGAGAAGCTGGAGACGTTGGACATGTTGGACAAGTCCGAGTCGTTCAAGTCCGTCAGGTTAGCGCGCACTAACATGATTGAGTTTGCCAAGTACGTCTACCCCGGATTCAAGGTCGGGCCACACCACAGGAAGCTGGCCAAGATATTCCAAGACGTGATCGACGGCAAGAAGAAGCGCGTGATTATCAACATTGCGCCCCGTATGGGTAAGTCTGAATTTAGCTCTTACCTGTTCCCCGGCTACTTCCTTGGCAACTACCCTGAGAAGAAGATCATCATGGGAACGCACACGGCGGGCCTGTCAGAAGACTTTGGACGGCGGGTTCGTAACTTACTCGAGGATGAACAGTACCATGAGCTATTTCCTAAGACAGGCGTGGCAGATGACCAGAAGGCTGCTGGAAAATGGAGTACTAGTGCTGGGGGCCAGTATTATGCTGCTGGCGTGGGTGGCGCTCTGGCTGGGCGTGGTGCTGACCTATTTGTTATCGACGACCCTCACTCGGAACAAGACGTAAAAGCCAACAGTCGTCTAGCGTTTGACACGGCGTGGAGCTGGTTCCAAACAGGCCCGTTGCAGCGTCTGATGCCGGGTGGTGCAATCATTGTCATCATGACCCGCTGGGGGCCGTTGGACTTGACCGGGCGGCTGATCCAGTATCAGGTGAGCAACCCAGACTCCCCACGCTGGGAGATCGTAGAACTGCCCGCCATCCTGCACGAGGACACGGACAATGAGAAGTCGCTCTGGCCGGAGCAGTGGCCGCTGGAGGCGCTGAAGTCCGCCAAGTCCTCGATGGATCCCCGGTATTGGAACGCGCAGTACATGCAGCAGCCGACCAGTGACACGGCGGCGGTCATCAGCAGGAAGCAATGGCGCATCTGGCAAGCAGACGAGCCCCCTCAGTGCGAGTACATCATCCAGTCATGGGATACGGCCCATGAGACCAAGAGCACATCCGACTACAGCGCCTGCACGACGTGGGGCGTTTGGTACAACGAGGAAGAGAATGACAAGCCCCAGCTCATCTTGCTGGACGCTTTCAAGGACAGGATGCCGTTCCCTGAACTCAAAGTGATTGCGTTCAAGCACTGGAAGGAATGGCAACCCGATGCGTTCATTGTGGAGAAGAAAGCCGCTGGTGGGCCACTGATCCAAGAGCTACGCAACATGGGCATCCCCGTACAAGAATTTACACCCAGTCGTGGAAACGATAAGATGGTGCGTGTCAATGCTGTAGCCGACATGTTTGCGTCAGGCTTGGTATGGGCTCCCGACACTCGCTGGGCGCGTGAGGTAATTGAAGAGGTCGCGGCTTTCCCAGTGGGCGAGCACGATGACTTTGTGGACACGACAACGCAGGCACTCCTGCGATTCAGACAAGGCGGATTCATCCAGCTCGACACCGATGAGAAGGATGAGCCACTGTATTTCAAGCGCCGAGCGGCGTACTATTAAAGGCACAAAATGGCAACAAACATCGACAAGGCCCTGTACCAGAACCCCGTGGGGATTGAGGACGCAGCTCTCAACGAGGAGGCTATCGAGATTGAGATCATCGACCCCGAGCAGGTGAACATCCACGCAGGAGACCTTGACATCAGCATCATCCCCACTGAGCCTGAGTTCGACATGAACTTGGCCGAGGATATGGACGAGGGTGAACTCCAGACGCTGGCTGGTGACTTGGACGGTGACATTGAGAACGACAAGAACTCCCGCAAGGACTGGGAGAA